TCTGGATGGACACGGCCACCAAGACCCGCGCGGCACATGACGCGATCAGTGCCGGCGCCATGTCTCCGAATGAGGCGCGCCGGAAGTACTTTGGTCTTGGTCCGGTGGCCGGTGGGGACTCTCCGTTCCTGCAGAGTCAGTATTACAGCCTAGAAAGTTTGGCCGCGCGTGACGTGGCCGCGGCCGCGCCCACGGCGCCCGCGGCGCCCGCGCCGGCGCCGGAACCGGTGGTGGTCCCGTGAGTCCCCTGGAGTTCTCACGCGTCACCCTGGCCGCGCCGCTCTGGACCGTCGACGAAGTGAAAGCGATCCAGCTCCGGATCACGGGCGCCGCGTCTGACGCGGACGTGTCCCAGAAGATCGACGCGGCGCAGGAATGGGTCCTCGCGTACCTCGGCGCCGCGGCCGATCCCGCATGGACCCCGGCCACGGCGCCGCGCGTGGTCATGCATGCGGTGTTGATGTTGACCACGTACCTGTATGAACACCGTGGCGACGATCCCGCGGTGACGGACGGCCATATCTGGGACGTGCTCCGGCCGTGGTTGGGGATGTACCGCGATCCCACGGTGGCGTGATGGCGATCGGACACTACCGGCACCACGTCACCCTCCGGGACCCGGACGAACTCCCGATCCCGGACCCGTGGTGGTGTGACGTGCAACCCATGGGATCGCAAGTGATCGACGGCCAAGCCGCGTTTATGTTGCGCGGCCGGTACCACCCCGGAATCACGTTAGAAACGCAGATCGACCTGGAAGGCCGGACGTTGCAGGTCCAAGCGATCACGGACGTGGATGAACGCCATGTGTCCATGGTGGTGTCCGCCGTGGAAGTCCGGGGACGGAAGTGAAGGCCAACGCGTTGGACCTCACCGGCCTTGATGACCTGGTAGAGGCGTTGAAACGTCTCCCACCGGAATTGGTCCACGAAGGCGCCGCGATCGTGGAAGCCCACGCGACGGAGGCGGGACGCCAGATCGAAGCGTCCTACCCGGTCGCCACCGGCAACCTGAAATCCCATGTGGTGGTGGCCGTGGAAACGTCCGCGGTGCATGCCACGGCGCGCGTCCAATCCACGGCCAAACACGCGTGGATATTCGAGCACGGGACCGCGGAACGGCACTGGAAACGGAACAACAAAAACACCGGGACCATGCCGCAACACAAAAACACGGCGTCATTCGTCGATATCGCGGTACGCAGACGCGCGTTGATGGTGAACGCACTGATTGAACTGGTAGAGCGCGCCGGACTGACTGTATCCGGCCGCTAAGACACATCACCCGAGTGACACAGGAGAACCCGCCATGCCAGCACCGGCCGCGCCCGTCAACAATGAAGGTACCCACGGCAAACACGGAATCGTCGCGCTGAAAATGCTGGCGGGCGATCCGTACGTGGCGATCGGATCGGTATCCGATTGGACCCTTAACATGGCGAAGGACAAAGTAGAAACGTCCGCCCTCGGGTCCGCCAACAAAACGTACGTGATGGGTCTGAAAGACCTGTCCGGCAATTTCACCGCATTCGGGGACCGGATCACGGATGTGATCTTTGACGCGTCTGACACGGAACTGGGGTGCTTCCTGGCCTTCTGGCCGTACGGCGCACTCTCCAATCAAGGGTGGGAAGGGCCGGCGCACCTGGACGCGTCGATCAAAGGCGGGATCACCTCCGCCGTGACGATTGACGCGACGTTTGTGGCTAACGGCGCGTGGACCCGATCGTCCATGGTCGCCGCGACGGGCGCCACGGGTGTGAGCTCACCCGGGTCCTTCACGCCGGCCGGCGCCATGCCACCGGCCAACCTCGCCGGCATGACGGGATTGACGGCCAACCCCAATACCGCGTGGCCAGTGGGAACCTATGTCCGTCTGGGCGACGGGTCCACGGCGCATTGGTCCGGGACCGCATGGGTGGCCGGGATCGCGTGATCCCGTGGCCGTCTCCGGGTCCACACACAAGATCGTTATCGAAGGCGCCAAGGCGTCCGTGCGTTTCGGCTATCAACTAGCCGCGACGCTCGGCGCGTGGCGCGTGGAAGGCGCCGCGTTCTCCGCGGCCGTCGTCACCGTGGACGGGTTCCGGATCACACAGGGACCCTTGGTCCTGGAAATCCCCAACCCGGACGGCATCCCCACCCGGCGCGGACTCACGGACGTGACGATCCACCAAGGCCGGTTGTCGGGACGGTTGATCAAGGGGTGAACACATGGGCGCGCGGTACCGCAAACAAGAAGAACTCCGGATCGATCTGACGGACGGGGATTGGCTGTTAGTCCGGAAGCATTTGACCGCGGGGGAAGAACGCGCGGCACAGGCCAAGCTGTTCAAGGCGGAGACGGCCCGGGCCGGGGAACGGCCGCTGATTGACCTGGAACAGATCGGGATCGCGCAAGCGGTGGCGTACCTCCTGGACTGGTCGATCGTGGACGCGTTCGACAAGCCGATCCGGATCCGCGATCAGTCCTATGAATTCGTGGCCGCGGCCCTGAACGGCATGGACCCCGAGTCCCAGAAAGAAATCATTCTGGCGATCACGGACCACGACGCGGCCATGGCCTTGGCGCGGGCGCAGGAAAAAAAAGTCCGGAGTACCGCGATCGAATCGTCTCCGATCTCTACGTCTGTCGCGTGATGGGGTGGACGTATGACGATCTGCTGGATCTGCCGGCGGACGTGTACGCCGTGTTGATCGAAACGTTAAACGCGGAGGCGGCAAAGGTCCGGAAGTAGATTCCACATGGCGATCAACGCAACCTTTACGGCGAACTTCGCCTCCTTCTATGACGCGGTGGACAAGGCCACCGTGAAATTGAAGGACATAGAGTCCGGCGCGGACAAGGTGGGGAAACGTCTGGACGGGATGGTGGAGTCCTTCTCCGGCAAGAAAATTATTCAGGAAGCCATGTTGATGGAAAAGGCGATCGGGGGTGTGGAAGGGATCGCCAGTCTCACGGAAAAGGAAATCGCGCGCCTCGGGAACACCACCAATGAAGCCGTCGCCAAAATGAAGAAATTGGGGATCGACGTCCCCCCGGGCCTACAGGCGATCGCCGACAAAACCAAGAAAGCCGAAGAGGCCACCGGGGATTGGGTGGGGACCCTCGGGAAGTTTGCCACGGCCGCGGGGATCGCGTTCTCCGTGGACGCGATCCGCGGGTTCGTCGTGGGTGTCTTTGAAATGGCCGGACAGATCCAAGACCTGTCCGATAAGCTCGGCGTGTCCACGGACGCGGTACAGGAATGGACGTTCGCCGCGGAACAGACCGGCGCGTCCATGGAGGACATTGGGAAAGCCGTGATCGCCATGTCCCAGAAGATTTCCGGGGGGGACGCGTCCGCGGTCTCCGCGCTGTCAGAACTCCACCTCAAGTTTTCAGACATTGAGGACATGCAACCGGAGGACGCGTTCAACGCGATCGCGGCCGCGATTAAGAACGTCCCCGATCCCATGGATCAAGCGCGGATCGCCATGGAACTGTTTGGGAAGGCCGGGGTGGAACTGCTCCCCGCGATCCGTCAAGGCATGGTGGACATTGGGAACGAAGCGCCCAAGATGTCCAAGTCCCTGATCGGGATGTTGGACGATTGGTCCGACTCCCTCAGCACCGTCTATGCGGAACTCAAAGTGGTCACGGGGGGGTTTCTGGGACTCGCCCTCACCGGCATTGATCCGGCCGCGGAGGCCGCGCGCGAGTTCACCAAATCCGGTTTTGACATGAAGAAGATGGCCGTGGACGCGGGCGCGAAAGTGAAAGAGGACCTCGCGAAAGGGATCCTCGGCGCCAGCACGAACGCGAAAGACGCGTCCAAGGCCCTGTCCACGTTTGACGCGGAAGAAAAGAAGGTGAAGGACTCGGCTGACCGTGCCGCGTCCGCCCTGGCCGCGCACAATCGCCAATTGCAGGACATGGCCGATCAGTTAACCGGGAAGGCCCTGGCTCAGAAGGTGGCCGATCTGGGCGCCGCGGTGGACCGCGCGGGTGGGTTTGCGAAAGTCACCGCGTTTGAACAGGAAAAGCTGGTCAAAACCGTCGTGGACATGTGGAAGGAAGGCGCCAAATTGCCGCCCGTCCTGGAAGAAATCTGGGCAAAGTACGGCGCGCAACACATCATCATTCCGTTGGTCCGCACGGATATGGGACTACTCACACAGGAGTTCCAAAACCAAGTCCCCGCGGTGGTGGCGCTCGGGAACAAGTTTCTAGAGGCCAGTGAAAAAGCCGACTGGTTGAACGATCACGTCCACACGACGGTGGGAAGCATTCGGGATCTGCCGGGGACGGTGGACTGGAAGAAATGGGAACCGCCACCCACGGTCCCGGGGATGTGGGACGGGTTTGGCCGTCACGTCGAAGATATTGCGCGCGGCATGTCCCGGGACTTCTCCGCGTCCCTGGTGGACATGGCCACGGGCGCCGTGGGGTTCCATGATGGGTTCCTTCGCATTTGGGATTCCATTAAACAAGGCGTCCGGCAAATCTTGGCGGACATGTTGAGCACGTTTATCAACCAATACATCAACGGCATGATCGGCGCCTTCGCGCG